TAAAAAAATGCCTTGCTCTGTTCAAGACTATGTATTCGATGATTTAAGCTACACTAATAAAAATGATATAGCTGTGGGTTTAAACACAGCGTTTAACGAAATAATTTGGTATTATCCTTCAGCCAATGCTACACAAATAGATAGAGCTGTTGCTTATAATTATCTAGAGGGAACTTGGTACACAATAAATCTTGCAAGAACGACATGGCTTGGTGCTTATGTGTATGAAAAACCTATAGCCACAGAATATAGTTCATCTGCAACTGCAAACGCTACAAGCATACTAGGTTTAACGGCTGGTGCGTCATCCATATTTGAACATGAGACTGGTAATAATCAAGCTGATGGCACTGCTATTACAGCTTTTTTAGAAACAGGATCTGTAGAAATAGCAGACGGTGATCAGCTAATGTCTGTTAATAAATTAGTACCTGACTTTGACAATTTGGCTAATACAATGACAGCACAACTAACTTTAGAACAATATCCACAATCCTCATCCAATGTTCAAACAAGTGGATCTATAACCAGCACTACTGAAAAAATAAGTGTACGAGGCAGAGGTAGAGCCGTAAAAATACGGTATACAACTAATACAGTAGATGATACACCTTGGAGACTTGGATCACAAAAATTAGAAATAAGACCAGACGGTAGAAGATAATGGCTAAAATTACAATCACTAGATTACCTAACGCAACTCCAGAATATGATGCTGGTCAATTTGACCAAATGGTTAGATTGTTGGATCAAATTATTTTTTTACTTAACACAAACTTTCAACAAGACCTAAAAGAAGAAACAGAATCGGAGACTTTTTTCCTTGGCTAATACATTTAAAAGTGCAATGGTTGATATTACATCAACAGATCTTACAACCATATTAACGGTGCCAACAGCTAATCCTGGTGCTACACCACCTGTGCCTCCTACGACCGATGTAGTAAAATCTATTTTAATTTGTAATGATTCTGGAAGCACAACATTGGTAGATTTAGAGGTCGTTAGATCATCTGCAACATTTGAATTATTTAAAGCTAAAAGTGTAGCTACTAACACTACAACAGAGTTACTATCTCAGCCTCTTGTTTTGCAAGAGTCTGACGTACTAAAAGCACAGGCTAACGCTGCTAACCAAGTGCATATAATTGTAAGCTTTATGGAGGTTACAAAAGGTCAACTTTAGAAAGGAATATTATGAATTTACAATCACTGTTTATTACACCTGTTATGATGACAGAGGTCACGGGCCACGGTCACTTAATAGATCGACTATATGAAATTAAAGCGCAAGATAAAAAAGGTATGCCGAGATCTAATATTGGAGGTTGGCATAGTAACGATGAGCTGTATAAAGATGAGGAATTTAAAAGCACCGTTGGTGATATATTACTAAAAGCCAAAGAGTGTTTTGGTCATTTGGATGTGCAAGAAAAGTATGTTCCTGAATTGACAGGGCTATGGGGCATGATTAACCCACCAGGTTCTAGAAATAACGTACATACACATCCCTATAACTATTTATCAGGAGTGTATTATCTAAAAGTACCTAAAAATAGCGGTAATTTAGTGTTTTTAGAGCCAAAACCACAGGCAGAGGTGCTATCACCCCCAAAGAAAAAAGACGCATCTATACATATAGCTCACAGCGTTGATTATGAACCAAAAGAAAATTCATTGATTTTTTTCCCATCATGGTTACAACATGAGGTACAAATAAATAATTCTAATCAAGACAGAGTTATTTTAAGTTTTAACATTAATTGGAGAGAAAATGCCGATAATTAAAAACGCAGAACAAATAGGGACAGTTACTCTAGAAGACGGAAGAACTGTTCCAAAGTACAATGTCAAAACAGAAACGACAATCACTAATACAGAAACAGGTCAAGAATACGAGTCAGAAGAAGCTATGCAAGCAGACATCGATGATCCAAACACTTCAACCACTGTTGAAAAAATTAGACGGGATGTTAAAGTATTTGCTCCATCTCTAAAAGATATGTTAGGTCAAACACCAAAATAGTTAATGACAGTCGGTGTAAATATATCACACGACTCTTCAATTTGTATTAAGAAAGAAAAAAGTATTGAATTTTTTGAAGAAAGTCGGTTTAATAAAAACAAGTATTGGGCACCGTATCCAGACGATTTTAATTATATCTCATTTAAAAATATTAAAGATTTTAATGATGTTTTTGTATTTGCTTGTTATGGCACTATGGAAAACAGTCATAAAGAAGTTGTAGAAAATATCTGTAATAAATACAAAATAAAAAATTTTATATATAATGAATTAATGCACCACGTTTATCATGCGTGCGCAGCTTTTCATTCATCACCATTTAATGAAGCGCTAGCTGTAGTTATAGACGGAGGTGGAGCTAATTTGACAAGTAAAAATATTTATAGAGAGAGTGATAGTATTTTCTACATCGATAATCAAAAAGTTAAAGAAAAATACAAAAGCTATAACAACTCTAGATCCACAACTTTATTTCAAGATTTTCATAATAGAAAAAAATTACTTAAAATAATTGAACTGTTCAAAAACACCTCACAAGAAAAAAATATACTTGATAGTTTTTTTACAGAAAACGATTGTTTATACAGGATAACAAACAATTATAATCCTGGAGACCTGTTCAATCATTTATGTGACACTATTGGTTTTTTTAATTTTGATACATATGAGCCAGGAAAAGCCATGGGACTATCATCTTATGGAAATACGTTTGGAGAAAGAAACGAGGACTTAGCTAAACAAGTTCAAATAGCCACTGAGGACTACACTATAGAATTAATAGAAAAAGCATTAAGCTATGACAATACAAAAAATATTGTCTTATCAGGTGGCTATTTTTTAAATTGTGTTAACAATTATAAATATACTCAACATTTTAAAGATATAAATTTTTTTGTTGATCCTTGTCCTCATGACGGAGGGACTGCTTTAGGGGCAGCTGTGTGGTATGATCATTACAAATAAAGAAGAGGCGATTAATAAAATATTAGAGCAAGAAATAGTTGCTATATTTCAAAAGAGTTCAGAATATGGCCCGCGTGCTTTGGGTAATAGGTCTTTATTGTTTGACCCTAGAAACAAAAACGGAAAAGATATTGTTAATAAAGTAAAAAGACGCGAATGGTTTAGACCTTTTGCTGGTACAGTCTTGTTAGAACACGCAAAGGATTGGTTTGAAATGGGCACAATTAAAGAGTCCGTTTATATGTCTTATGCCGTTCCTGTAAAAGAGGATAAAAAAAACTTAATACCTTGTATAACTCATGTTGATGGAACATGCAGAGTACAAACCCTAACTAAGGAACAAAATAAAAATTTTTATGAATTAATTGAAGAATTTTACAAAAGAACAAACGTGCCTATATTATTCAATACATCCTTCAATCTAGCTGGTGAACCATTAGTAGAAACACTAAGTGATGCACACAGCACGATAGAAAGATCAGATTTAAAGTATCTTTATTTACCCGACTTACAATCACAATCATCAGGACAGTGATTTGTCGCATCTTTCATGTGTCGTTCAAAATCCCTTTCCATTGCAAGTAGTCGTTCATGGTATCTGCTCACCTTGTCAGCAAGGACAGCAATAGCTTTTAAATAGTCTTGTTCGCTCATATTATCTCCTGTGATTGTTAATTTTGGTGAGAACCTAATGTAAGCATATTTTCTTGTTCTGCAACAGTATTTTTTTTAATTGTTTTCTTGACACAAAATTTATGTTATGAAAGCTTAGAAATAAGAATGAGATATTATAATTTATCTGAAAACATCATAGCGTGTGACAATTTCTTACCTACTCAAAAGGTAGATGAACTTTATTCTGATTTACTAAACAATAGACAAGTTTTTCAACCTCCTAGTTGGGGAAACGGAGAAAATTCAAATACAGAATTATTTAGTGAAAAATGTGGTGGCCTTGATTTTTGGCTTAATGATAAAACAAAACAAGATAATAATTCTTTTATAGAAAGTATGCATAAATGGATGATGCATCAAGGTTTTGAATATTACGTTAAAGACAATGGTGCTCAGGTTTATGATTTTCTAAAGAGAAAATTAGAATGGGATATTCATGTTATTTCTTACAATAACGGTGGGTATTACAATTGGCACAAGGACATCTCTATGTCTACCTTGTTTACATTTAATTTAATTTTAAACAAAGGTGACACTTTAAAAGGTGGCGATTTGCTATTTTATGATAGAGAAATTATAGAGATAGAAAATAAAAATAATTTTTTAGTTGTGTTCCCTTCTTACATTCCACATGCCATTAAACCTGTTTACACGGAAGATAACAAGGATGTGCCTTTTTTAGAGCAAAGATTTAGTATTCAATTTTGGGTGAGGTTTAATAAATGTTAAATAAAAAAACACAGATATTTGGAAGATTAATATGTAAATATAGTTTACCACTAGATGAAGTAGAAGAGTTAAATAATGTGTACGATGAACATAAAAAAGAACTCATATCTAATGGTGCAAGATTAGTAGGAAGAATAGAGTCTGAACTTGAGATAACTCGTTTATTACCAAAAACAAAAATATTTAACAATATTGCTGCTTGCATGGATGATTATATTGAGACTATGTATAAAACAGGAGAAGCTCTTAGAGATCCACCTGAACAGCATGTAAAAAGAAAGTTTGATATATTAAGTTGTTGGATTAATGACATGATAGAAGGTGAATACAACCCTCCTCATACACATCATGATGGCAGGGGATGGTCAACTGTTTTATTTTTAAAAGTTCCTGAATTTATAAACGAGGGTGGTTTTAAAGGACAACTTCATAAATTTAGAGACGGACAAATAGGATTTACTAGTGTTGATGGCACTAACACTTTATGGCTTGAACCAAAAGTAGGTGACTTTTATATTTTTGAAGCAATACATCAGCATTCCGTAAATCCTTTTAAAACAAGAAATAAAGAAGACGTAAGAAGATCAATGTCTTTTAATTTTTTAAAAATAGACATAGAGGAGGATTCTGAAGATGTTTGAGAATAAAATAACTTTTTGTTGTGTTAATGAAAACTTAGTAAAAGTATGGCCACATCCAAAACCATCTACAAGATTTATACCAGAAGAATATAAAAAGTTAGAAAGATTTAGAAATGGGGATTTACATGAAGCAACAGTTAAAACATGTATGCCGTTTTTAGATTCCATGACCATGGGATATATTATACCTTTTGATCAAGATTATGTGGTTACTCCTACAGAATCTGATTTTGATGTCGTTCCTGCTAACAGAGAACAAGCTGATTTTGGTTTTCATAATAAAGGTCAACTTCCAAAAGAATGGCATAAAACCATTGGGGCCAACGCAGGAAAGTTTGTAAACAAATGGCTAATTAAGACACCTCCAGGTTACAGTTGTTTATTTGTAAAACCCATGAATAGATTAGAACCTAGATTTGAAATAATTCCAGGCATTGTAGATACAGACAATTACATAAATACAATTAACTTTCCTTTTATTTTACACAAAAAAGATGAACAATTTTTAATTAAAAAAGGAGAACCAATGGTGCAAGTAGTTCCTTTTAAAAGAGAGTCTTGGAAGATGTGGTCTGGATTTTACAAAGAGTATTTGCATCAAAAAACAGCAGACCTTTTAAACAGTAAATGGCTAGATAGATATAAATCAATGTTCTGGAAGAAAAAAAGTTATAAATGATAAAAAAAATACAAGACTATATTATGTGTTTTGAAAATTCTATAGATCCTAAACTTTGTAAAAAAATAATTACAAAAAGTTATAATCAAACTTTTGTGCCTGCTTTAAGTGGTGGAGGCGAAAGAAATTCTAGTAGAAATTGTTATGAATCTCCATTGGATGTTGAATTTCAAAACGAAATATTTAAAGTTGTTGGTCAATCAATACAAAACTATCAAGAGGCGCACCCTAATTTTATTACAGGATTAACAACAGAAGACACGGGTTATGGACACTTACTATATATGGGTGCAGAAAAAGGTGAATACAAAGAACATGTTGATAACTATGATTTACACCAAAGAGTTTTAAGTATGTCTTTAATTTTAAATGATGATTATGATGGTGGTGATTTTGCCTTTTTTGAAGGTCAACACATTGTTAAAAAACAAAGAGGTAGCGTCGTAGCTTTTCCAAGTAATTTTTGTTTTCCTCATGCAATCACTCCAGTAAGTAATGGCGACAGGCACGCAATAATTACGTGGATACATTAAATGTATATTAAAGCTAACATTGATGATTGTGCGCTTATAATTAATGAATTTTTACCAGATGAATTATTTAAAAAAATAAAAAATTATGACTACAAATTAGATAAGAAGAATGCTTCATATTCTCATTGGGATGAATGCCTTTTCAAAGATGATAAACAAAATACAACTATGGAAGAAGTCAAAATTTCTAACGTTGTATCTGTTATAGAAAAAGGAGAAATTCAAACTGATGAAAATATTTTTAAAGAGTTTTCACAAATTTTAATAGATTGTCCATTTATACCTTATCAAACAAATTCAAAAATCAGCATAAATTATTATGAGTATGATAAATTTTCAGGTATCAACTGGCATGATGATGGATCATATACTTTAAATTATTCTTTTTATATTAATGATGATTGGGATGAGAATTGGGGTGGAGAGACTTTAATTAATACAGGAAGAGGTCTACCTTTAGTAAGTTATCCTTATTCAAACAGTCTTTTAGCTATTAAAAACGGAGTAGCACATAAAGTTTGCCCTGTTACAGGTCCTAAAAAAAGAAGAGCTTTACAAATAAGAGGTATTTTTTACGAATAGTTAGAGTCGTAGTCTATCCAAGTTTTATTCCAAACATGATTAGCGTGCGTGTTTTCCTCAGCAGCGTTACACCAAGCAGCAATAGAAGCATCATATTCTGAGTCATGTGTTGCTTTTGCTGTTTCTATTTGATTTTTTCTTTCTTCCGCCCAAGTTAATAAAGCAGCTACTGTTGTTGAAGCTACAGCATCACTTGTTGAATTTAAAGAAGTATTTCCAGTCATCATATTTGTTGACGGATCAATATTTTGAATTTCATTTTGACCAGGTTGATTATTCCATATTACAAAATGTATTGTATCTGGGATGGCTGGCATATTTTTACCTTTATCAGCCCACACTATAGGATAAGAGTCGTCTATTAGAATGCTTTCTTTATTAGCTATTACAATTTGTGTTGCCATTAATATCTCCTAATGTTTAATAATATAGTTTACCACCACGAAAGGTGAGAATGAATTTGTTCCAGATCCTGTTATAGTTCCAGTTAGAGTTCCTGATAAAGTATGAGAGTGATTGTGTCCAGTGCCTGATCCAGCGTTCGCTACAGTGCCTGATGGGTTATTTTGACGTCCGTTTGGAGCATATGGCACGGCATTA